TGCTGGTTGGCGTTCAAGCCGCCAGATGCAAGCTCCAATCCTGCGCCCCAGCTGGCAGACAAGTTCAGGCGAGTGGCAAGTGCTGCCGGACCGGACACGTTGTACGTCCCAGTAGCAGTGCCCGTCAGGTTGATTGGAGCGCCACCTGCAGTTGCGGCGAGCTTGAACTCAACGCTGTTGAATCCTTCTGCCGCCACGAAATAAGTGGTGCCAGCTGTGATGCCGGTGGGCAGGGTGCCAGCGCTAGCGGCAAAAACGATCTCTTCGCCAACGGTCAACAGGTGCTGGTTGGTTTTGATGCCGATAACCGTTGAGGTTTTGACACTAACGATGTCAGTGGCAACGTCAAACTCAACGATATTTGTAGCCAGCTGGCCACGCTTAAAGCGGACCTCATAGCCAACAATGTCGCTGACAACCTTCTGGTCCCAGCTGCCGTATTCACTCAGCGGTAGCTGCCAGCTAAAGCGCTTACCTGCACGGTTTGCACTTTCAACGACGCTGAAGTTGTTGGGCGTTGGCGGTGCAATCTCGGCACGCTCCACCACGTCGTAGATGTAATCGTCCGGCTCTTCGCCAAAGACTGCGCTGGTAAAGCTGATCCGAACGTCGTAGGTGTCTGGCGCGTGGAACGCAATCGTGTAGTAGCCCGTCAGCGGGATGTCAGCCAGGAAGTAGTAGCCGTCATTTCCAGGGGTTTTGACGCCAGGGATCTCACCGCCCTTGAGGTTGCGTGGTTTTGCCCAGCACCTGAAACCAGTAATCCGAGGCAAGATCGGACACGTTCCAGGATCAACAATGATTAGCTGGGTGCCATCAGGCTGGTTGGCGTGGGTGACCGTGGCGCCAAACTCAGCGTCGCTCAGATCTGGAATTGCATCAAAGTCTGAAACGTCAACGGTTGAGTAATCGCTCTGGCGGCTAAGGCGATCAAAGGTTGCAACGCGGAATTGATATTCCGTCCCGTAGACATGATCAGGCAGGCTGACCGCTGCATTAGTAACCGAGGTCAACTCAATGTCATTCCACTGAGCAGCAGTCGCATCACGCCACTGATACCGATACCCACGCACCAGCAAATCATCAGAACCGTTGCGCTGCGGTGAACGCCAATCAGCGTTGATCTGCGTGCGTCCGTTGTTGTAAATCAACTTTGCAGTCAGGCTCTCAACTGCTTGTGGTGCTTCAAGCGTGAAACGATCCTTGGGAATTGCAATCGGCAGGTCATTATCGACGTAATCAAATTTGCTCGCGTTGTACTGGATTGCCTCAACTTGGAAGACAAGCGGCTCGACCTCAGTGATCGCAATAATTTTGTAGAGGGCAGCCTGCATGTCAGACCACTCCAGAACCCATAAGGCGTTGACTTGGCTATCGACGTTGCCGTCAACAACAGCAGTGGTCGTTCCAAGCGAATCGACGATGGTGACGCCTTCGAGCACGTCGCCGCCTTGGGTGACCAGTACGTCAAGTCCGTTCTGTACTGCCAGGTCGCGCAGCTCAGGATTTCCCCGGTCTTGCGATGCGCTGATCAGGTTGTGAACGCTGAGCTTGGGGCGTTTTGTAATCGTGCTATCAGGGTTGGTGATGGTCTCACCGTCAGGCACCACCAGCGTCAGGGTGTAATCAATCGCGTCGTTCAGGCTCAACACGGCGTCGAGCGTGATGTTGTTGCCACTGATTTCTTTGATGCGACCGCCCAGGCGCTGACCCTGCTTCATTGGGTCGGCAATTTGGATGATCTCGCCAACGCCAGCCGCCAAGCCTTCAGCCGCAATGCGGAAGCTGACTTTTTCTGTCAGATAACGGTTGGAGAACAGCGTGTGCTTTGCTGCCCGCAGCGCCTGACCGCGTGAAGTAACACCGAGTAGGCGCAAATCAATCGGGTTGTAACCAAAGGTCTGCAGCAGCGCGTCATCCTGCTGGTACTCGGTAACGCTCGAATAAGCCTGATTTGGGTCGTCCCAGTTGGCCAGAACAACAGATTTGCGGGCGCCTCGTGCCGTGCCGCTGTAGGTAAAGCAAGGTGAGGTGACTTGACCAGAATCGTCAACCTCTTGGATAACGTTGGCTTCACTAAATTGCTGAACCGGAAGCTGTTCACGATCCTGCGTAAGGAACAGCTGTCCCTGGCTGTAATAAATTAAGCCCCGGAAACACGAAGCCAGACCGTTCAGCACTTCATAGACGCTGCCTGCATTTTGCAGGAATACATTGCAAGTAAAGCGTGGCTCCGTTCCACCGTTGCCGTCGGGTACTAACTCGTCGCAATACTGGCTAACCGTGTAGAGATACCACGGGTCAATCGAGATGTTGGAGACATAACGCGCCACCCCAAAACGGTCGTTGACCACAATATCCCGGAAGATCCAAGCAGGGTTATCGGTCCAAGCAGTTGTAAACGTGCCGTCCCAGATGCCTGTATAGACGCGGGTTGTTGGGTTGTAGTTGGTTGGGATCTGAACGCGCTTGCCGCGCAGCTTGACCGAAACGTTTGGGATGCTGTTGAACTGGCGGGCATCAACCTTTAGCGCCAGCAAGCCGGTGTTTGGGTAGGCAAATTTCTCGTCGATAATTTCAATGTAGCTCTGCCAAGTGATGCTGTTTTGCAGATAGGCAGTGCTGCTGTCGGCGGTTAAACGACTAACGCGGATTGTCCACGGTCCAGTACCATCCAAGTCAAACTCGTACGCCCGCTGGAACTGGCTGCTTGATTTGCCGCTAACAGTAGGCTCGGCAACTGTGCTGTAAGGACCGCCGTTAGCTGAAACTTCAATCCGATAGCTGACACTGGTGCCAGTGATGTCGCCGTTGTCTTTATTGTTTGCTTGAAGTGATGGGTGGTTGATGATCACCCGACAACGCTCTACGTCGGTATCGGTAATCGTTCGCGTAATCGCACCAGTGGCAACGGTGATCGCAGTGTTGACGCCAACTGCATTTTCAGCAGTGCTAAACCCAGCTATCGGGGTCTGGGTCTCGTCCGTTCCAGTGCGCGATTCAATCGTGTAGCCGTTGAAGTTATAGGTGCCGTCTGGGTTCTGGATTGGTGTTGAATCCAGGTATGTGTCTTTGGTAATGCTGTTAGGAAAACCCTCGATCTCGCCTTCGCTCAGCGCATAAACCGTCTTGGCAAACGCAACCGAAAACAGGTTGTTGGCGGCCTCAACAGGTTGTCGTGCAGTTGGCGTGACAGTGACGTTCTGTTGAACAGTCTGTTGTACGACTGTTTGGCCGCCACCACCGCCACCAGCGCCGCTGACTTCTGGCAGATCTTGAAAGTCTTCCATCAGAGGCTGTTCTGCAGTTCCAGACCGAAGCTCAGGACGGGCAACGATCCAATGATGCGCTCACCGTAGAGCACTGGAACGACTTCGCCCTGCTGGGTATTGGCGTTGGACTTGTCGAAGGTAAATGACTTCAGTTGATCTTCACGACTCCTGCCGCTTGTCGCTCCACTGCCAATGCCGCTTGGACCGCCAACATTTGGCATCTTTGGCGTTGGCGTCAATAAATCCGCAATGCCGGCAAAAATAAACGCGCCGCCAATCAGTCCAATCCCGATTGCCGTGGTAGTGCCGAATCCCAGACCCAAGCCAAGTACACCACCGCCTGCAGTCACAATCGCAAAAGCGACAAGTGCAACTCCAAGAACAATCTTGCCTACTCCACCTTTACCGGCTGGAATTGGAGCCAAAACAAAACGCTTGCTCATCGGCCACAAAAGCTGCTCCTCTTCCAACCCCTCGCTGTGATCCGTAATAGCTCGCCAAACAATTCCGTTTTCACCTGATTCCAAGAAATACTCGCGTAGTCCAGGGATCTGAAGGCACAACGCACGGACGGCTTCGGCTGGGGTTTTGACCGCAAGCTTGAACTGACGACCAAAACGGCGTCCTGCCTCGCCAAGCAATCGGATCGTCACCATCAGCCTGCCCTCCGCACAACCATGTAGCTATTCTCGCGGAAATATCCGCTGTAGGCAGTCGTTCCAGACAATCTGCCCACTAAATGCTGGTACAGCCGGTTGGCAGCTGGGTCTTCCACCACAGCAACGTGATTACAAACATTCTGATTGCGGATTCGCATCAAGATCACGTCCCCACGCACCAGATCCAGGCCGGCAGGCACTTTGACGAAGCCTTCGGCGGC